TTGCATCTGCGCATTAAAATCCATCAATCGACCATCCATCTCAGGTTTTCTGCCAGCATATTGGCGTACTGCGCTTTGTTCTTTTTTCACAAACTCATTTTTAGAACTATGCTCAGCTTCCAACCGTGACTGACGCTTATTAGCAATTGCTGCTTCCTTGCCTGGATTACCATCGTATCTATCTTTCATCATGATTTGTCGCTCCTACATTAAGACAATAATTTAACTGCGTATTGTGGATGCCACTTAAAGCCGCACAAAATATCGATACGCATTAAGTTTTGATAACCTAAAATATCGCCGGTTTGAGTGACAGCAAGAGAAAGTCCAGTCTCAGGATCAACCGCAACGCTTGCATAAGGCACTTGCAGCTTATAAAGAGGAGGACAAACTATATCAAGACCTCTGGAAGGATAAGCCACATTAACATTGTATGAAGGCACAACCGTTACTGCCGATCCAGTCCCTACGGGAACATCAACATTCTGTAATGGCGAGCTAGTAGAGCTCACAATACTCGGAGATACCGTTATAGTGACCGCGCCACCGCCCGAAGAATTTGCAGGCGCAGTGATAACGAACTGCATATTCTGTCCAGTTGATTGACGAGACAATGGATTAACACTATGCACACCCGCAATAGAGATTAAATCGCCTGGTAAAAAGTAATTTGTAACACCTGCGCTTGCACCAGCCAAAATGATGGTATTGCCGGATGATACCGTGCCATTAACAGTTAAAGTATCGCCAGGGTGTAGGGTAGGGCCTGCACCCGCTGTATGTTTCACGATATTTTGAGACTGGAAGATATCAAAATAAGACAAATGCCCAATTGCTGATTGCCTTACGATTTCTTCATTGAACACAGGTGTAAAATTATTCAAAAGCGCAGACTTTAGTGAGGAGCCATCACGAACAGTCATTGCAAGATATGCATCTGATGCAATATTCACACCTTGTTCAAGAAGTTTAGCGCCAGCCAAATCGACAGTTGAGAATGAATTAATCGGTGATCCTGCATTGCCTTGGAAGAAGTAAAGTTCTTGTTCAGCATCAGCGCATATATCTCGCTCCATTTGCGTGATGATGTTTTGGATAGCAGGTTGTATGAACATGCGAGAGAAATCTTCAATTCGCAATGTCAAATCCTGTACGGTATAGGCAATTAATGCATGATATTGATGCGCGATAGTGATGTTTTCAACAGTTTCGATAATATCTTGAGGGACTGCGGTTGAACCATCACCAACGATAAAGTTATTTTGACGTCTGACCTGTAACGTATCACCAATCTTATAGCCAGAATTTTGGAAGTCGTCTTGATAGATTCTACTGCCGGTCATAATAAAAGGTGAATTGTTAGCAAACATGGCAAGCGCAGTATTACTTACCAATTGCGTGGTAATAAATTGATTTGGCATTTCTCATATCCTTCCGTTAAAAAATGATTCCGTTCGAAAGAGAAAAGTTATTTAAACTTTCCAGCTTTCATCAGTGCCCTTATTTGCGATGTGGGCGTTTTTTCTGTGACACCTGCGGAATTAACGACTGGATTGTTTTTGATTGTGCCAAGTGGTCGAGGGGCAGAACCTTTTTGCTCACCACCGGAAATCAAAGCATGCGACAGTGCGACTAATTCCGCTGCTTGTTCGTGTGGGTAGAGTTTTGCGATTCTGGATAGTTCTTCGGGGTTTTTGCCAAGTTTGTAGAGGACTTCTCCTGCTGATCCTGGCCCTTTCTTTGGAAGCATGAGGGCAGCATCACGCATTGTGGCAGTGAATGGAGCATGGTCGCTTCTTACAACATCATCAAAGTCATCATATTTATCAGAAAGTGTATCCAAATGTTGCTGTAAATTCTGATAGTGCTTTGAGATACTTGCACCAGCTTCCGCTGCTTTAGCTTTACGCTCCTCCATGTCCCTTTGAGCAAGCGCATAGCTAACTGCCTTAGAAATCGTCTCCTCGACGCCACCAGGGTTATAAGACCCCTCAGTTGCGTAGGGATTAGCATCAAAAGATTGAGGATGTTGAGGTGATATTTGCGCTTGCAATTCAGCCATCCTGGCTTGCATTTCACGCATTTCACGTTTGTGTCTTTTTTCCTGGCGTCCTAGCCGTTCCTTGACACCGATTGGCAGGCCATCCTGGCCACCTTGATCCTGTTCTTCTACTGATGATGTAGCATTAGAACTAGAATCTTCACCTGTATTATCGCCAACATCTTGAACTAGATCCTTGTCATTACCTGACAAATCTTGAGTATCATCCATAATCGACTCCACCGGCATTCTTCTGCCCCGTAGGTAAGGCGCTACGTTCGCCCCGTGTAATCCTTACACGTATGAAGTCATTTTAGGCTTTACAATACTCAAAATCAGCGATACTAATAGCGCTTTTCTTCTTTTTGCTGAGGATTTTCGTGTTTATAAACATCGGCTAAAATTGAAGCGATTTTATGATGGAAATCCTTATTGCTCTTTTCATGATCTAATTCATGTGTCACACGGGCTTTCTCAAGGTTTAATTGATGATCATAAACATTCAATTCACTTTGGGTTTGTATCTTTTGCGCTTCCAACAAAAGATTGGCTTTATCAAGTTCATGTTGCTGCTGCTTTATCTTCAGTTCTTCAGCTTTCATCTGAATTTGCGCTTGCTTTGATTGCATCTCAGCTTGAGCCATCTGCATTTGTTGTTGCATCATGATTGCTTGAGGATTTGGCGGTTGCGGAGGAAGTTCTTTGCCTTCTTCTTTGGCTAGAATTTCAGGTGGTACCATTGTCTTAAACCGCTCAGCCATTTGCGGCATAAATTGGACATCTAAATTTTTAGCCCAAAGATCTGCGATTAAGGGGAAAGCTTGAGGTTGTGCTTGTAAGGTAGTTTGTAAAAACTCTAATGCTATTTCTTTCTGTACGGCAAATGATGGTCCTGAATCAATCTCAACATCAAAATCACCTAAGCCTAAATCATTCGTTATCGATCCATCAGATGCACGTTGATTGATTATCACACTATCTGTTTTGCCATCTTTTTTGCTTAATACCATCGTCCGCTCTTTCTCCCCAATGATATAAGGCAGTAAATCATTAACAACACGGCCTCCTTGTTCGACCGCTTGGTTCATGTTGTCAAAATAAACATAAGCGCTCATGGATCCTTCAAGCTTCCTCTCACGCCTAGCTGTCCCCGATATGTCGCGGCCTTGCAAAGCCTCTGTTTCACTAAATCCCAAAATTTCTCGGATATCTTGGGTTGCTCGTTGGAAGTTTTGCATGATTGCCGGCGATAAATCCCACGGAGGTTGCTTGATAGGCATTTGCCCTGTTTTGGGATCAGGCTTTGCTCGCAAAATACCCATTTGCAATTCAGGATTTCTCCAGTCTTGCTCATAACCAACGATATTTTCTGGTGTTCCAAGCCATTGTTCTCGACGCCGATTTTTGACTTCTGCTGCAATTTCTGAGCCAAAATAATTAACGCATTTTTGAGCATCACGAGCTTCATGAATGAATGACCTGCAATATTGTCGCCCTTCAATGTAATAGGAGTCTCCATCAACAAATACAATGGGCAATTGCTTTGACGGCCATTCAGAAAAATCAATGATTTGATTCCTTATCATCCTATAGTGCATTATTCGATAATCTTGTGTTTGGCGTTTGCCAACCACTTTTGGAATGATTTTCTCAACGATTCCTTCAACTTCTTTACCTTCTGTAATCTCTCTTTGAATTTTACTTTTACGCTGGATTTCTTCCCATTCTGCTTCATCAACTACTCTCCCGTCCGATAATTCTAAAATGATCAGAGGGAACCATTCTTTGACAAAATAATCAGCAACAGTAATGGTGTCTCTCGTTTGCCACTGGAAATCTAGGAGCATATAGGGATCTATATAGGAGACAGGATTAGTAACATAAGGATAAGTCGCAAAAAATTCATCGCGCGTAAAGACATAAAACCTACCACAATAATTGCCATCACCTTTATGCGGTTTTAATGCCGTCGCATCAAATATCGTACGTGTGGGATCCGGAATAAGGTCATAACGTATTATTTGATTGAAGGATTTTGGCGATTCATAATCTAATACAATTTGAAATGCCCCAAATCCCATCATGAGCGCTGATTTAAATGCTGTTTGATAAACTAAATCATTTTGACTTTGATAGGATATTGTTCTTACAAGATCAGCTCTAAGATTGATTTGCTCTTGAGTTGCCTTACCTGTTAATGACCTTACAATTAAATCAGGTTTGTTCTTTCTTTGTTCACCTGCAATTTTCTTCGTCGCATCATAAAGCTTATTAAACGTCATTGCTGGCTTAAATAATCGCGTAAATTCACTACGCTCAACAGCAGTCCACTGATCACGCAAAACAAAGTTCATGTCATCTTTGCCGCGAACTATATTTTCATTAAAATAGCTATTCCAAATGTTAAAATGTTTATTGGCTTGCGATAATACTTCCTGCTCGTTAATTCCTGCTTCATTGAGCATGGCAATACGTTTTTCTTCCATTTCATTTATGACTTCAGGATCAAGTG